CGTGTGATCTGCCTCAAATGGGCGGAAACGCCAGCCCCTTTGATTTTGCACAACAAAATATGCGCCAGCATCAAGGCTCGGGGTTAGTTCGTCACCGCCAAAGGTGCGAAATAGCTGCTCATACTTCATGTTAGAGCCTTCAGCCAGCAGCCAGTCTTTCCACGCCTCGTAGACATCTTCCCGCCATGACAATTGCAACACTCCAAAGGCATCCGGCTCTGGCAGCGTTACTATCAAATTGTCTCCATCGAATAAAGTCGGCATGGTTATCCTACAAAGTTCGGGGCGTCAAGCTGGTTAATGGTCACTGACTGCGCGGCTGTAAAGGATATGTTTTCAATGCGAATAGGAAGGCTCGCCGCATCGGAATCGCCAGTCGCGCCTTCCATGATCACAATATCAACAGCGGTGCTGACTCCGACACTGAAGGCAAATGATGTGCCAGAGTTCAAGGTTTCATCGACCTGAGTAGCGGTTCCGGCCAAGTAAACGCTGACAACCGAGCCAGTAATCAGCGGGGTCAGGGTAACTGTAATCGCCGCAACGATTGTAGTAGTTGCGCCAGCGCCATTCCTGACGCTCGGGGTGTCACCACCAGAGATGGTCAGTGTGATAGCGCCACCAGTATCATTGAAGATGGCTGCATCAGCAGCGCCAGAGGCGGCAACTAGATTTGACCCCGGTGTGCCACCGTACCCGCTAAACCCAATATTATTCAGGGTTGCTGTGGCAAGCGCTTCGATTGCATGACCAGCGCCAGTCTGGACAAAATCGGTATTATTTAGATCGGTGCTCGCGCCAAATGTCGGGTCTTGCAGGCAAGCCACGTTAGTCAGGGCATTTGTTTTAATGGTGGCATTTTCAATGTTTGCTGAGGCTTGGGTCAGCAACATGCATTCAATTTCACCGTTGACATCGCAGACAGAGGTGAACTCTACGTCACGGAAATTTCTCAGTACACCAGTGAAGGTATACGCCCCTGACGTACCCACGACAGTATAATCAGGGCGGGTATCGTTAGCATCAGCGCCATTTCGGGTTCCTGCCCCAATCAGCAAAGCGCCATCAGCGATAATGGAGCTAGCATTCTGGATATCCATATTGACGCCGAACAAGCCGCGACTGTGGTACCCATCAGGGAAGGTTACAATTGAGGTAGAATCATCAAACTCGGTTGCTGTGCCGGATGCTCCTACGGTTGCTATACCCCGGAAAGTTACCGCATCACCTATACCGACAGCAGCGCCCCAGCGCTTATCTATATCATTCTGGTCAGCTTCGACGTAATCAGTGTATTTGCCAGCAGGATCAGCCCCAGTCCCACTCAGCAGAGTTAGGCCGGTACCGTAGTCAATAGAATCAAGGGCTAAATTCTCAGACTTGGAGTTGCCATTGATGAATACTGCTCGGAATCCGAACCAATTTACAGCCGTTTGATCGAATGTCCCTCCAGAGTCAGCTACGTTGGCCCATGTATCAATTGTCGGATCGATGCATGTTATGAGATATCCGCCTTGGGCGGGCCAAGTATCATAAACAGGCAAGGCCGCATCAGTACCCGCTACCACATACTCATGGTAGTTGGACTGGTCTGCTGATCCCATGGCGATCTCAGCACCGAAAGCAACCTGCAAATCGAAGGAATCAGTTATATAAGCTTTGACATACCACAGCCGGTTGGCTGCGGCTGTCATATCGACAGAAGCACCCGGTATATAGTCAATACCATCTCTGGCTGCGCCAGTGAGCTTAACTGCGGTGCCGACAACACCAGTGTTAGCGGCTGCGCCTGTGCTTATCTGGTATGCGTTTGCGCCCTCGGACGCAGGAGCGCCACCGCCAGAGCCATAGTTTCCCCAGCCCGTATTAGCGTCAGAGTCGTTTAAGCGAGTCCCATCGAATGTAATAGCTAGGACAGTCATTCGCAGTGGTTCCAGCGCGCCGCGCATTCTCCACAAATATTCATTTAACTTCCCGTTACGTTGTTACGTTCAATTCACCTTGAGCAGTCAGCGGGATGATCAGCGGGTCAGTCGTAATCGTCTGCACCGTTGATTCTGTATACTGAGCAGTCTCGCGGCCAACAGCTTTGGCTTGAACCAAGGCATTTGTGCCGCCAGTGCGACCACCCTGACTGTTGTTCGAATAATCAAAGCTGAATGTGAAATCTGTCTGCAATGGTACCTGAACAATCTGGGTAACATCAATACTCGGGCCGGTGCCTTCAGTTTGAATCAGCAGCCCAGTCTCGCTGGCAACAGTGATTTCATCCGCTACACCAATCGATGTGACTTCCCAGATGCCGCTATTAAGGGCAGAACCTTCGACCTCAACGAAATCACCAACCGCGAATACACCATTAATGCCGGTCTGCTCAATGAGATTACCCGTGGCATTGAATGAGATGTCCGTACCAGTCGCATTGACATTGGTATGAACAATGATGCCATCAGGGCTATCCACTGGATGCTCATCGATGCTGGCAGCTTCGCCAGCGGTCGTCACAATGGTCGCGCCATCCCGGCGCGTAACGCTCCAGAGGGATGTCGATGTCAGGGCCGTGACCTGATAAATGCCGTTCATCGGCTCATCTGCACCCGTGAGGCCAACCACCTCGACGTATGCGCCCACACCGTTATCCAGTGAAGCCGGGAACTGGGCAGTTGATACAAAGGTGCCGTCAGCGCCAGTGCCAGCAGTAACCACAAAGGTCGCGTCAACCGCATTCTCGATGGTGTTCTTGAAGAACAAGGTACCATCAGAAACCGGGTCATCATTCAGGGTTGAGTTCGCGTCAAGCGTAACGGATACGGCTGTCGGTTTGAGGCGGGGCTGACCAAGACTGTCGTAAAATACGACATTATTGGCGTCAGCAGAGTTCAGGCTATCGATATACAGGCCTGTTCCGCCGCCATCCGGGCTGGTGGTCTGGGATAAGCCGCTGTCAGCAGAGCCGACTTCAAGCGTATCACCAACAAACTGCGCCAACAGGCCGATGGTACGACCGATATTGGTATCACCATCGTCATCGATATCAGTCAGCTTACGCAGTTGCCATTGCAACCACTCGAAACATTCTTCCTTGGTGCCGTTGTTTCCTTCCATGATGAAGCCGAAGTTGTAAGGCCCGCCAACCAGCACACCAGAACCACCACGCGCCTGCGGGGTAGCATACATGGTCAGTGTCATCAGGTCGTATGGTGAAACCGTCATGTTGGCGTCAGTGGTAGTAATCTTCAGATCGGTACCAGTACCCAGCGGGAACTGAAATACGAAGTTACCCAGTGAAGGCTTGTTGATTGAGTTCAGATCAGCCTGTGCGAAGGTTGAGCCTTCGGGATCACCTGCGTCACGCTCGCGCATACCGAGGCGGAAAGCATTGGAGTTGTCTACCGCGAGAATTGCCGTGGTGTCATCCGCGTTGATCGTGAGGCCAGCGGTAGTCAGAACTAGGGCAGATACAGCCGTCAGCAGCCATGAGCCGTCATTGGCTGGGTCTTCCGCATTGCGAATAGTGACCTGACCGCCGACCACATAGCCTTCCGTGATGAACGATCCGCCGATACGGGTGATTGTGGTGGCTGTAATGGCCAGATCGGTCTGAGCCTGCTCCTTGAAGAACTCAACAGCCTCATTGGTGGGTCCGGGGAAGGTCAGGTCGAAGGTGTTATCGACCGTGGTATCAGTGCCGAAGTAGCCGAAAGCTGTATCAGTCAATGGATTCTCCACGGCGTCAACTGTCAAGCAGCCAAATGAACGTGCCGTGATGTTGCCCGCTGAGTCAAATTCGTTGAATCCACCATTACGCACCATTTTGCGGGTACGGATAGAGAACCCGGAGATGTCTTCCGGGAGCCAGCCTGAGTTATTGCCGTTGGCATCCTGACCAAACAGGTACTTACCAGCGTCAGAATCGATACAACGCATGGGGAACGGTGCATTTGCCCGGAGAAACGTGTCATCCAGCCAGTCAATCATGGCTTTAGAGTAAATGCATTGGCCTGATGCGCCTGTCGCGTCGATGCCGCCCTGCTCAAGAATCATCCATTTGCGAGCAGCGGTGTCCCACATAACGGTTTTCTTTTCATGATTAACTTCAGCGGCTTCAGTAGTGGCGTTATTTGGCTCATTGGAGTTACCCAGAGCCACGCCAAGGAGCTTGGTCAGGGTGTAGTCATCATTGACCGTGTTGATGCTGATGACCTCGTAAGCGCCGTTGTTGTCGGCGTCAGAGTGGTTCAGTACCTCGAAACGCTCACCAACCTCGAAGGCCGGGATGCCAGATGCGATGGATGTCATATCGACCCGGTTGGCTACCGTGGCTGTCGCGGCGGTCGCATTGGCGAACACCATGTCAGTCAGGGAGGTTTCAAGCGAGGAATGAACCTCTGCCGCCTCGCCCACCGCATTATCAATGGGATTAGAGCCGAACACCTTCTCAATACTGGTGTTGCCTACTGCCGGGGTTGCATCGTTGACCCGGTACAGGCCGTTGTTCACGGTGTCTGAATGGCCGCGAATCTCAAAGTATTCGTTATCGGCCATGAGGGGGATATTGCTGCCAGCGCTGGTGATATCGACTTGGTTGGTTGATTGGTTGACAAATACAATGTCTGCGACATTGATCAAATTGCCTTGTGATAGCCCTGATGGGTCATTTGACTGTGGCATTACGCATTACCTCTGCTTAGTTTGCGTTGAATTCGCGCAGCGGCGCGTTGCTTGGTGCTTGGCAGCGGCGCTACCTTCTTCTTTACTGTCTTTTTTCTGGCCATTACTGTACTAGCCCCTTAATGTAAGTTATTTCACCCTCGACAGCCTTTAAGCGCCCATCAAGCTTCGAATCATTCGCGTCACTTTCTATCTCGCGCCTTTCTTCTAATTCATCAACATCCATCTCAATTACCTTGATGCCAGCCTTGTTATTATCAATGGCTGACTTCATTGCTGCAAGGGATTGCTGCACCTGTGCATGGAATCCCGAGTAATCTATGCCCACCACGGTAGGGGCTGGCGGTACCTCGCCATCAGGTATCGCCAATGTCACTGGCTCGGATTCAATCATGCTCATGACCTTTTCCTGCACAGCGGGGTTGGTCACGGTGCCGAGTCCCAAGAACGAAACAGTAATAACAATTAAGCCCTTGATGAGAGGCGCACTGGTAATTCCCAGTTTTATCCAGTGGAAAAAGCGACTCATCCTGCTTTCATCTTCCTCATCCATCAGAATCGAATCGTCCCACCCACCACAACCCAATTACCATAGTCTTGTCCCTGTTCAGGCACAAAGGTAACGTGCATCAGGGCTTTACCAAATCTGTCCCAGCGCTTGCCGAGCTTGGCGCTATATGCGCCTTCCTCGTCTTCATCGACCTGCATGGCATAGGTGACTGATAACTGCCAATCCTGAGTGCTGTAGTCCAGTTCATGTGCGCCTGCGGTCATCGCCAAGGATAAGCCTCGGGATACATCGCCATCAGAAACGCCGCCAGACACACACAAACATCCTACGCCATCAGTATCAACGTTGTTGGTCCCGCCGCCGCCATCGTCATTGTAATAATTGTTGGTTACGCTGTTATCAATATAGGTATCGCCGCCATGATCATGATTGCCGTTGGCGCTAGCCATCTCCATCAGCGCGCCACTGATGAGAATCAGAACGCATAATGCTACTATTTTCGTCAACATTTTATATCCCCAACCGGTCAGCCAGTGCCAGAATGCCGACAACCGCTGCGGAGCCTGCCCCGCACCAGAGCAACAGTTTAAAGGCAAAAGCCATGCTTTGAATCCCTTGCGAGATTGGTTCAAGCTTCTCATTGATGCCATGGATGTCTTTGCTCATACGAGTAATCTTCCCATCGTGGTCAACCAGTTTCTCAAACAGCATGCCGTGGTCAATTTCGTTACTAGTCATCGCTTCAATACCGCTGATAAAATTCCCGCGATTCCGCTGGGTGCTGTAACAGCGCCGCCAGCAGCATCAAGTTTATTCTGCTGCTCCTGCTTGAGAATCCCAAAATACGTGCGTATCACGACCAGAAACGGCCCGATGATACCCACAACGAATGGCCAGCCATTCATAATGGCCGTGACCATAACCTCGTCTTTCATACCAACCGCATAGGCCCATAGAGAAATAGTCACGATGATCACAAATGAAACAACCCGGTACATCCCCAGAACAATCTTGGGTCTGGTGGTTTGCGGCATTGTGGCATCAGCCGTCAACATAGTTCTTACAGTGTCATGCGATTCCTTAATTTCAGTTAGCTGGACTTCAAATTGCTTGTCCATCACGGCGGCGCGGTCAACAGCAGGTATCTTTGAGATAGCATCCTGCGCCTGCGCACCGGTAGCGCCTTCAGGCAGTTGTTGATCGTCAGGAAGCGCAGCGTTAATAGCCGCGACAATCAGCGGGCCACCGGGAACAGCAGTGCTGATGATCCCGGTGCCGACTGTCTTAACGATATCCCAAAGACTGCTCATGAGATTATGCTGATACTAACCCGTCATCTGCTGCTGCCCAGATTGTGCCATCACTGGTAGCGAGATTCGGGGGAGTCGCATCCGAAACATACACCACAGCACCAAGCCACAGTGCCGGGTCTGGCAGGTCTGCCAGAAGGTAAGATTTGACTGTAAGGGGTTTTTCAACGGTGAGTTCACCGATCTGTAGCTGTTCGCGCCATGCCATTTTTCTATCTCCAAATATCAAAAAATAGCCGATTCGACGCTCGGCTGAAGCGTTATTTCACAGTTTAGTTCTCAGTTTGTTCAATGTCCAGTGTATCCGCTGCACCTTTTTCATCGCGGTTAATCTTCACCTTCTTGTTGATGGTGCCTGTTTTGTTGTCAATAACAACAGTAAGTTCCATTGGCTCTACCGGCTGTGGGGCCGTGGGTGCTGGCAGGGCCGCTTGTGTGGCCGCTGTTTCTGCTGCGACTTCCTTGTTATCGGCAGCTTCCTTTTCCTTCAGGTCGCAGGACAGGGCATGCTTTTCGACCTCGGATTCCGCTTTGATCTCTGCTGCTTCGCGGGCGCGGGCGGTTTCCTCGCGCATCAAGCGTATCTGCATTTCCTCATCGCGCTCCTGTTTATCAAGGTCTACCTGCTTCTTGGCCTCGATCTGAGCCATTTTGACAGCCTTATCCTCGGAGATTTTCTGAAGCTCGATTTCCTTCATATCCGCCTTGTACTGGGTATCAATCTGGTGCCGCGCCATCGCGCCTTCTTCCTTGATCTGAGCGATCTGGGCCAAGCCCTGCTGCTTGATCTGCTCGGGATTAGGCGGTGGGTTCTCAGCCTCTTGCTGCATTTGCTGGCGGATAACCTCTTTGCTCGGGACGATTCCATCCATTTCAAAGTCAGAGGCAACTGTGCGCAGTATCTCAGCGCGGCCTTCTTTACCGATGATGCCCATATCCAGTTCATTGTTGGTAAGACCAAGGAATTCGTTGCGGCGGGCTTGAGCCATATCCTTCAGGAGCAGCGCATTTGCCCCGCGAGCGACAACTTTCGCATCGCCCTTGATGGACATATCGGTGCTTGTCATCATGTTGTAGTAGTACATCATCTCGATGGCTGGCCGCGTGATACCAAAATCAAAGTTCTGGATAGCCGCTTTAATGCCCTTGGCAGCGGAGTTCATTAGCATAGACAGCCCTGATGCCGTGGTGCCAGCGCCACCAACCTTCTCATTTCCATGTGAGTAGCGGGGGATGCTGGTGGCATCATCAGCCTTGATCTCGAAAGCGTTGTAAACCGACAGCAACTCATTGGCGTTTGATTCAGGCTGGAAGAAGTTGATGGTTGCGCCTTGGCCTATCTCTGCTCCACGGGTCTGCCAGACCTTCCATGGGTAGATTTCAAGCTCATCTTCAAGCGGTGACAGGCGCTCATAGTTGACTTCCACCATCGGCCCGGATGCCATGGCCATGTTATTGACCAGTGAGCGGGCGGTGGCGTTACAGAATTCTTGGATGTCGTTCATCAAGTACCGAATTGAATTCCCCCAGAACGCGCCGGGGATCGGGTCATAGCAAGCCTTGTGGTATGGGCGACGAGCAAGCGGGTCATCATTGATCTCGCACCGGATTATGTACCGCCCGATCAGTATGGCGTCGATCTGATATTCGCCCAGCGGGTCATCAACATGAATATCCCACTGCTCCAGAGTGCGCCCTTGGACGCTCCCCCAGTAGTGTAGGCCATCGATCAGGCCATTCTTGCCATCACGCCACCAATGGTAGTGATTTTCGTTCTCGTTGCGCTCAGTGTCGTTCCAGAGCCATTCGCGCAGGCCTTCTGAGTAATGCGTCAGGACTTCGCGTATCTGATCCTCTTTGTAGCCACTGGTGCCGATCAGGTTGTATAGCTCGCCCCGGCTGAACCGGACATGCTCAATCAGGTTGCCGTCATCAATTTCCTCGGCCTGTGGGCTGGGATACAGGTCAAATGGGCTGACACGGGCAAAACCCGGCATCATTTCATCGCCAGCTATCGGTTTGATCGATCCGAATCCCTGCTCCCAGTTCAGGGTCTTAACCTTATTTACATTTGGACCCTTGATGATGGCCGCTGAGAACGTGGTGAAATCATCAATGACCGCATTCATGATGGCTGACCACTTGGATTCTTCCAGTTGATCAGTGATCTTGTCTTCCATGGCCTCACCGGATGTCTTCGCCTGCGCGTTCATCTCGGTGTTCAGGGCGACTCGCAGGGCTTGTTCGCCCATTTGATCCAGCCCGGTTTCCTGAACGCGCTGCATTACAGCCTTTTCAGCCCATTGCGGTAGGTCAGGGATGGTCGTAGGGTCAATCCCCCACGCCTTGCCGTCTTCCGGCATGATAATGTCTTTAATCCATGACGCTGCGGCCCGCTGCTTGGTAGCAGTGATCATCATGTAGATTTCAGACCCGCCTTGATTGCGAATCTGGGTCAGTTTTTGCGGGTGGTAGCGCCCGTTACGTGCGCGCAGGTCTTCAAGAAGGTCTTCTTCAATGCGAATCTTGGCATTCCGGTTTAATTCCCAGTGATGTCGGATATGCCTGACAAGCTCAGATTCAGTCACGCCCTCAATTTCTGTGCTCAGACGGTTCTCTGTTGGCAAATCAGAGCCGGGGATGACCCGTACTAACCCATAATTCGGCATTTGTTGAACCTCTGCATATTAGACTTTTCGACCAATTTATAGATATCGCTGATTATACCCTTGAAATAATCCTTGTTTTCGAACATTTGCTGAACATTCACTTTGATTTTCAGGTCACGCTCTACATCAAGGGCTAAAACTATCAGGAAGTATCCTTCGTTTTTCCCGAGTCCTCTCAGCGCCCGTATCTGGCCAATTCCCAGCCCGCGAAGCTTCTCCTTCAGCATGTTGACCACTGGTTGTACGTTGATTTCTACCTTGCTCATTAGTAGCGCTCGGCAGATACCTTGAAGTCAGCGTCCGTAATGGTGTTGGTGAAATTCGTCCGCACAAATATGTTTTCCGGGCAATTGGCAATTGTAATCGCCTCGTTAGTAGCGCCGGAAGCTTGAGCGAATGTGCCGAGAACGGCGCTGATCCCGTCTACGGTATGCTCAACCGTCACATCCAGCAGCGGGGTTGACCCGGCCAGCGCGGTAACATTGAGGAAAACGTGAACAGATGCTACCCCGGTGTGCTTTATGAATGCATCCTTGGTGCTATCAACCGCATCACGGACGACAGTATCACCACTGGCGAAAGTCTCTGCGGTGTAGGCTGCTGTGATAACAATCTCATCTGCCGTTTGAGATACAATAACCTCTGCACCGTTGTAGTTGGTGGTATTGGCAATCGTTACTGAAACACCCGCCTTAAAGTCATGGCCAACAACCGGGATGCCGACAAGACCACCACCGACATCACGGGCTACCCCGCCATCGGTAATAGCGAAGGATGTAATGTTGTGCTGTACTAATGATTTCATAATTAAGTCCAACCTGCTGCTGTTCTGCGCTTTCTGGCGCGGGGTTTAGAAGTAACGATCTTCAGACCGTGGCGTAATTTCACGCACATATACTGCAATCCGTCATGCGGGTGCGAGAATTTGTTCTTTGCTGGCTGCTCTTTGAACCGTTCCTCGCCCGTGATCTGGACTCGCTCATATTTGTAACCGCCGTTAAAGCCCCGGCGTAATATCTTGCACCGTGGGTCTATAATAAACCCCGGTTGACCCTCGCGATCCATGGCCTTCATGTAGAAACGCACGGAATCGAGGCGGGCAATTACTTCATTTGTCCCCGCCGCTTCGGTCTTTATACCTTCTTCTGCGAGAATGTCCATGCAGGAACGCGCTTCAGTTTGCGTCCGTTGGTTACCAGCGGGGTCGCCAACCGATATGATTGGCAGGCCTGCAAACTCGTTATGAAGGTCTGGTTGCACCACATCGCGGGCGAACTCGCGTATACCCATATCCTCGCTAGTCCACTCCTTCACGATGCGTAGCTGCCCGTGTGGGGACAACTGGCCAGCAATGCAGGCCGGGGTGAGTCCGTAGTCCCATCCAAGATACAGATTTATACCCCTGTAGAGTTCCAGCGTGTCTTTGGCAACATGAACATCATCATTGAATTCGCCGTAAACCGGCTTGCCATCGTGGATCGAACCATAAAGGCCCATGATGTAGACGTTGATCCAGTCTTTGTCCTTACCGGCGACTTGGCGCAGCCAATAAGTATATCCGAGGGGTTGGTTAACAACGTTCTCGGCATTGGGATTCGGGATATAGCTGCCATCTGGAAGCTCTAAGAGCGCGGGCGGCTGGTGGAAAAACTCATAACCATGCGGTTTCTTTTCCTCGGCTAAAGTGTAGTACCAGTGATCATCATCAGGAGGGTTGGTATCCATGATAATGCCAGACCAAGTAGGACCGCCCCGGCGCTTAGCAGGATAGCGACCAACACGACCAGTCGCACCATCGAGTATTTGCTTAGGAATCTCTCTAACTTCATTCAGCCAGCACCCCGTCAATTCAAGTGATAAAAGCTTTTTAACATCCCCCGGCTTATCAAGGGCTAAAAACATGATCTCTATTTCGACCCTCGTACCATCAGGAAGGTCTAATCTCAACTGCCCGGTGATGGGTGGTGCCCAGTTGATCTGGCACATTTCCGCAGGAAACCAGTCTTCAAAGGTCTTGATGGTTGTGGATTTGAGTTCCGGGTAGGTATTTCGTATCGCGGCCCAGCGGGATGACCTGACGCCATTATGGGCCTCTTGTGCTATCCCTTTCGCCAGCATCTCAAGCGTACATGCCACCGACTTACCTGAACCAATCGGCCCCATAATCGACCGCACAAAGGCTTCAGAGGCGTGGAATTTCGCTGCTGTCGGCTCCGCTTGATAGTCAATTTGAACCGACACGCTTGAACTCCCCGTCGATTATACCCTTGCTGACTCCCTCTGGATCAGCCCCGAGATTGATATTGACCTGTACATTGGTGCTACCAGCGCCAGTTTTGTCAGAAAACATCTTCATATGCTTGCCGATCAGTTCCAGAGCCTTGATGGAGCCGCTTGCATCGAACTTGTAGTAAAGCGGGACCGTTTCGCCAGTCTCGTTGCCCTCATCGTCAAGGACTGCTGAGCCGGGGCCATATACAGCCTCATTCTGCATGCAACGGTCATACACGTTGCGTAACTGGTGCATTACCCAGTCTTCATCCATCTCAAGGCGCTTTTGGCGCTCCTGAAGCAGAAGACCCAGATATTCCATTACCGCATTGTCCAGCAGCATGCGCAGGCCCGCCCGGTGGGCTGATTGCTTGGTTATCTCCGGGCAAACCTTGTGATAGGCGTCAGTGGGGTCCATCTTCGGGTCAGCCGCCAGAAAATGACAAAAGTTGTGTTCCTTGGGTGGAAGCCCGCTTTTAGTGGGAACGACAATATGCATTATTCAAACTCATGCGATATCCGCAATTTCAATGATCCTTCGCGGGCGACCGCCGCATTGACTATCTCACAGGCCTTGCGGGTGCTGGATTCCAAGCGGTCGCGCTTCTCGTCGTACCTGTGGCTCGCGCCTACGCAGCCAACAAAGTTCTCAACCTCGTTGCCCCGGTGGACAAACAGGCACAGGAACCGGCCTTCTGGCGGGCGATTCTCATCAAATTCGGTTTCATACACGTTCAGGTCAGGGTTGACCATGATGTAACAACTGCCGTACTTCGGGGACTCGAATGGGACTAGATCGTATTCGCCTTGGGGGATGCAGGATGAAAAAGGGGCGTTGCCAAGGTCAGGTGGCTCAAGAGACTGCCATGTTTTCCCATCAAGGTCGAAAGTCCCATGGGTGCCAGATAGTGATTTGTAGTCTCGTATTAACTCAATCATCGGTTAGTTCTTCAGTAAATCCCGCGTTAAAAACCCCGCTCATCTCATCGCAGTCGGGGCATTGAAGCTCCACCGTGCCTTCAAGCGCTACCGCCACCCATTCTCGATTACAAACGAGACATATGGCATCCCCGGTTATATGCGGCCTGTAGTCACCTAACCAGACTACATCCCCCATTTACTTGCTCGAAATGCCGCTACCTAGCTTGCTATCAGACATCAGGACCGCTTTTGAGTCATCCGCTTTCATGCGGGTGCTCAAATGGCTTTTCTTGGTGGCTTGGCCAATCGGTTTGACGGACTGCTTCTGGAAGCTCCTGCCTGACGCCGCTTTAACGCCGTTATTTGGTGTCCATGATGACATGTTTAACCCCCTGCCTTTTCAATCTGATCATCGAGTGACTTCTTGCGGCGTTTAGCGAGAGCGCCTTCACCCTTCTTGTTGCCGATACCGAGCATTTTGGCCCACTTCTGCTTTGTGGTCAGACCGGGCTTTTTCTTCTTTTTGGGCTTGAATGCGTTCTTGTACCCCGGTTCATCGGAGTAAAAGCCATCTCGGCCAACAGGTCTAACCCCGACCGACTTTGCGCTTTTTGCCTTTGCCATGTAATTTCTCCGCAAATTCCTTGCGGCGCTGATCTCTGTCAGCGCGCCGGGATTCAGCTATACGATCAAGCAGATTAAGACTTGCTTTTGCCACCACACTTGTACGCCGTGGCTGATTTTGCAGATTTGCCGCCAGATGTCTTGCCTTTTACAGCAGAAGCATCAGGAGCACCGTTGGCAGACTTGAAGTTGCCGATTTTTGAATTTCCGCGTTGCATATCGAGATTCCTCGTTCAATTGAGCCTCGATTATTATACACAGCTTACCAACAGGCAAGTGTTATTAACTCAGGGCGTCTAATTTGCGCTGTAAGTCTGAGGGGGATTGTTGCTTCATTTCGATGCGCCAGAGCGCCTTTTTCTTGTCAACTTCGCGCTGTATAGATGGTACAATAGGCAGGTCAAGGCTGCATTCACACAGTTCGTTGCAGCACCAGTTAAACTTGCAGTTCTGGCAGTCGTACCGGAAGCTAGCGGTTGTAGTCGTCAATGACTTCGTGGGTCCGATCAATACCGCGAGTGTGGCAGTTGTGGCGGTGAGTATCGTAGTCAACGAAATGGATCAGCCCGCCATTGCGGAAAATGATGCGGCATGAGGGCGAGTTGTGCTGGCCTTCAAAGAAATCATCCAGATAGCTCCCGGCAACGCGCATAGCTTGATGAAAAACGTACTGAGCCTCACGGTGGTTATCACAGACATACGCTACCCGTGCGCCCCTGCTGGCCGAGAGAAGCGCTTGCAGGATGCATCTGAATGATTTGCCACTGCGGCGGTTGTCCATATGGTGCTTCCTCTGAAACTGTCTTTCTCGCTCATACGCATCCCGGTGCATGTTATCCATCGGGTAGCTCATGGCATCAGAGATGTGGCCGCTCTCAGCCTTGCGAACTGTCTCGCCCAGTGGGATAGTCTTCTTTGGCTCATCAAGGGCGAAATCAAAGTCTTCACCCTTTCGGGTCAGGTCATTCGCCATAATCTATCCCGTACTGCTCCTGCGCCTGTGCATCCCGAACTACTTGATCGCGACCGGCCTTTACATGGCCCCTCAGTGAACGCTGATCCCGGATACCCTTAATATAGCGGTCCTGCGCCGATACGATGCCGTCAAGCACGATGAGCCAGACTATCGCGCATGCGATAATCACGCCCTCTGCAAAGGCTATGAGCGTCAGGGTTTCGTTGGTGACGCAATACCAGACTTCGCAAATCATGATTTATTCAACTTGCGCATCATATGCTCAAGCCACACAAGGGCATCTTCCGTTTTGGTCTTTGCCAAGGACAGATCGCGACTGCCGTATCCATCCGCTTCAGCGGCGGCAAGCTGCGACATAGCTAATTGAAGGCTGGTATGGGCCAGTTCTAGGTCAGGTGACATGGTTTTTCTCCAAAAATTTACGGTAAAGGGTATCGTTAGGGAACCAGACTACCCGGTCATTTTGCGGTACATTGGCCCGGTCCATGGCATTTCTGGCGTCAGTGATGGCCCTGTACAGTTGATTCTCTTGATCCTGCTGCTCCTTAGCCATCTCAGCAATACCTGTCCCCCACTTATCTTCCGGGTTGGGGTAGAAGTTAAAAGGCTCAACCATCATGATTTTAGGCGTATCCCACTGCCATTCCTTCATGTAATGCCGGTATAGATCAACGGCAGTAAAGCCCTTGATGGGCTGGATGGGCATTATAACGCCCGCAGGCAGTATTGCTGCGCTGGTAAAGCCCAATGCGCCTTGCAGGAACTTACGTCTGGATATCACAGCAGGTATCCGATAACCCCGCCACCGAGCGCAAAGAAGGCCAGATCAAGCAGGGTATCGCCCCAGTGACCGACAGGCCATTGATCCACAAGCTCACGGGGCAGGCCAATCAGCAGTCCTGAGAGCAATCCGCCCCAGACACCACCAATCCACACTATCGGGATCAGGGCAAGGAACGACCATGCAAAATGCAGCGCTTGGTCAGTGCTGGCTTTATGGTCACGCAAAAAATTTCTAATGTCATCAATCATGGCTTATCACTCCGAGTGAAATCTGTTATGTCACGTTTATCCTGCGCTGTCAGAGGCACCTTAACAGGGGTGCCAGTGTAAGTCTTGCCGTTAGACTTCTTCAGGGATACCTTTAGATGCGCCACGGCCTCACGGATGTCCTGACGCGCCCTGTGGGGGAGACTGCGATCATTCACCAGTCGATTCAGGCGTTTGATCAGGTCATTCATATACACCCCTGCTTACCACACCATAACTGGTCCCAGATAGCCTTCAGGCCCACTTGCTCGATGCTCTCGACAAGACCGTGGACAAAATACCACAACAGGCCAAACAACAGGCATCCGCCCAGTATGATCACCAGCGGTACCGTCCAATCTTTAGCGACTTGCTTACTCATCATCTCTCCCAGTCATAAAAAGCTTCAAGGCCAGCACCGTAGCCGGTCTTGATATAGCCCCACAGGAAGCCAATCACCATGCCAAGGATGCCCAGCGTACAAAACAGCGACCACTTAAAAAAATTTTTCACTCGATCACCTTGTAATGCTTCAAGCAGACCTGAAGGGCAGTGACAGCCTTCCAGCAGGCCACATTAAAAGCAATCATCAGGGCAAAGCGCAAAATAACAATAAAATCAGCTTCCATTAATTTCTCCTGTTTGGCATGGGCAAATCATAAAGGATATCTTTATGGATGTAAAGCCGGAATTTACAAAAAATTATATTTGGTCTAGCGGGCATGTGGTATAGGTATAGTGGTACCCCCCGCCGCTGCCGTGGGAAAATGGGGTGGCCGGGGTCGCATTCTCAATCTCGATTCGGTCCACACTCGATCCTGTCCTGTGGTCATTCCTGTCGGCTGTCGCATCATCCCATGCCTGTCCTGTGCTGTCTTCGGAATCAAGAGGACAAGATCATCACATCAATTGCAGTTGCAGGCGATGGCATCATCATCCGATACTGGCCGCTGGCCCTGTTACATTCTCACGGGATCAAGGGCTAAACCGTTGGTATTGCCATTTAATACGATTGACCCCTGATATCGACCTCACCAGTTGCCATGTAAGCCACGATCTCCCATTAAGGCATACATTGGTATACCTGATATTATAAAGGCTTACGTTACATCGGCATCTATATCCCTTGCTAGATCAATGACTTACATGTTATGTGTAAATATCCCCTTGACATTGTGGCTGATCATCCTATACTTGTGGAAATAGCCCGTTGCGCATGACATACACCTACCACAGCAATATTCGCTCCGGGATATCTACCACAAACATCAGGAGCTAGCAGCATGACCATCAAGAACTTCAATCGTATATTCCTTCTCTCAATCTCTGGCTGGTTCATATTCAAGTTATATATGACAGCAGCATCAATCATCACCATGATGCAGGAGTTAACACAATGAGACTCATGTCAGGCCGTGAGGCTTTATCAGAATTAACCGACTTGATTAACAAGCAACCTAACAGCCTTGTGACCTATGAAGCCCGCAAGTACTGTAAGACTGCTGAGCCTTCTAAGAAGCTGATCAAGAAAGCTCGCAAGCAACGTATCCACTTCCTTATTGATTACATCCATGGCAAGTTACCGCCTACGCCTAAAGATGAGCCGGGGTGCATTTAATGTCTATACTTACCAACATCATTCACTTGTCTATCCTTGTGACCTTTGTATTTATTCTCGATCAACTCGCCCGGATACTGTCATGAGCATGCAACGCGCCGCGTGGCACCTGATGTCTGAAGCTGATTATGATGACTACCTCAATCATGTCCACAATGACCCGATGGACGCCTACTCGCGACAAGGCACCCAGTTGGCTATCATGGCTCAACTCGGTCCTATCTGCCGCGCTACCACTAACCCGGAACATAAATCCATCATTGGTGCTGTGTTCCATCGTATCCGCAGGAGCTAATACCATGCAACAATACGAACCTTACACCATCTGTACCCATTACATTTCCGCCCTTGTTAACGGTGACTACTCCGGGCTAGACGACGACGATACCCGGCTGGTGAATGACTGGGTT